ACTTATGAGTATGCTACAGACTACTGGCCTATTGCTACATCTACAGGAACTCCCCGTTACTATTCACGGAAAACGAATGGATCAATTTACATCGTACCAACACCTACATCAGCTTTGTCAGGTATTGTTCAAACAGCGTCACGGCCTTTAGCTCTTGCTTCGGCAACAGGCACAAGTGTGACAGTTTCAAACTATTACAGCGAGTATTGCTATAATGCTTTATTTTATGGTTGTATGTTAGAAGCCACTATGTACATGAAAGATTGGAATACTCTTCCAGTTTGGCAAGGACAGTACGACAACGCAGTAACTGCGCTACGTAATCAGGCTCGTAGAACTAGACAAGACGATATGGAAATCGCTGCTAGTCCTGCTGGTGGACCCGACACAATTATACAAGGAACAAGCTAATGCTGCCAACAACAAAGAAAACTAACAGTAAAAAGAAAAATAAAGATAATAAAGGTAAAGGCTTTCGCTTTATGGGAGTTGATTTTGGCAAAGATAGAACTAAGGGTAAAGTAGAAGCTAAAAGTGGTGGACGATTAACTGATAAAGATAACTCAGCTATTGTTTTAGACAGTAAAACTAAAACCAAACGTAAAGTAAAAAAAGCTAAAGCTGGTGGTCGTTTAACTGATAAAGATAACTCAGCTATTGTTTTAGACGGTAAAACTAAAACCAAACGTAAAGTAAAAACAGCTAAAGGCGGCGGTTCTTTAAAAGATGTTCCTGCTAATAAAACAGGTCTTGCTAAACTTCCCTCAAAGGTACGAAATAAAATGGGATATGCTAAAAGCGGCGGTAGTATAAGCGATACTAAAAATGCAAAGCCAAAGTCTAATCCAAAAAGAAGTTCTGTTGATCCAAAAACTGGTGCTACTCGTGGATCAGGTGCAGAAATGGTACGTGCTAAAAAAATGGGCGGTGGTCAAGTAATGAAGTATAAGAAGGGCGGCATGGTATATAAGCAAGGTGGCGGCGTTGTAAAAGCTTCTAATAGTGGTGATAGTCTTATTGCTGCTTGTTATGACTGATGGCTATAAGTCGTGCCAGCATTAGACAGCAAGTTACTAAGGGCGGTCGAAAGAAAAAGAAAAAGAAACCGCCGCTTGGTTCTGGTAAACGATTTAAAAAAACAGTTTCTAATTTAAAAAAACGTGGGGCTAAGAACCCTAAAGCTTTAGCAGCATACATTGGAAGAAAAAAATATGGTGCTAAGAAATTTGCTGCAATGGCTGCAAAGGGAAGAAGGAGAAAATCATGAAGAAAACTTATTTAAGAGGGCCGCACAGTTTGCTGGCCTATCCTGCTGACCTTAATGCTATTACTGGTAAGCCTACTGGTCAGGGTTTCGGTGCTGCACGCAAAGGTCCGTCTGTTGTAGGTAAGTCTGAGAATGTAGTTGTAGATTATTCTATGGACGAAAAAGTTATTTACACTGAAAAAGCTGGAGAGTAGTTATGCTTAAAAAAGAAACTATTAAAGAAAGAAATGCTCGTAAAATAAAAGAAAGAAAAACAAGAAGAAACGAAATAAACAGCGCAAAAAAAAGTAAGCAAGCAATGATAGAAGCAAAAAGGAGAGGGACAAGAGCTAAAAATCCTGATGCTGTTTCTGTACGTAATTTACCTAAACCAGCTAAGAATCCTGATGCTGTTTCTGTACGTAATTTACCTAAACCAGCTAAGAATCCTGATGTTCTTAAAGTAGCAAATTTATTAAAAAATACTCCTCGTGGTTCAGATGCTCCAATAACACGATCTACTTCTGGTACAGGGACTCGAAAAGCACAGCCTCTGTCTAAACCTAACCCGCCTAGACGACCTACTGTTGGAGGTAATATGATGGGCGGTACTCCTCCGGGCGGTGGTACACTATCTAAAAAAGATGCTGATGAATATGCAGAAGCTTTTGCTTCACCTGATGCTGGTAAGATGTTTGATCTTTCTGAAAAAAACCGTCGTAAAGATATGAATATGCTAGAGCGCGGTTTTGATTCTATTAAGGTAGCAGGAGAACGTGCATCTGCTGATAGAAAGAAACGTGGGCTTAGTGACTACGATATGAATGAAGATGTTTTTGGCAGCCGATCAGGTGGCGGTATAGAAAAAACTATGAAGAAGACTAGAAAGTCATCTGTTCGTAAACGTGCAGCAAAAAGAGGCTTTGGTGTCGAAACTCGTGGAAACTAATTTTGATAACCTTCCTGAAGAAGTAGGAATAAATTGGGATATAATGTGTCCAGTAGAAAAAGATTATAAAAGTTGGAATGACTACTGGTCTGCCTTTGCTGACTACATGGTAGAAAAATATAAGTATACTAACTGTAGGAAAAAATAATGTCTTTATCTGATTCCGAAAAGAAAAAACTTAAACGCTATAGTTTAAGCGGACTTAATAAACCAAAGCGTACACCACAACATCCTACTAAAAAAGCTGTGGTTGCTATTCGTGATAAAGGCCGTATTAAAGTTATTCGTTTTGGCGATCAGAAAATGGGGCATAATTATTCTCCTGAAGCACGTAAGTCTTTTAAAGCTAGACATGGTAAAAATATTGCTAAAGGAAAAACTAGCGGAGCTTACTGGGCTAATAAACTTTTTTGGGCTGGACCTAGTGGTTCTAAAAAAAGCCCTCCCAAGTCGCAAAAATATGTGCGCGGAATAAAGAAAAGAGGTTAACATGAAAAAAGCAGTAGACGCTCCTAAAGGTTTTCACTGGATGAAAGCTGGTAAAGGATTTAAACTTATGAAAAATCCTAAGATTGGATTTGCTTCACACAAAGGTGGACTTAAAAAAGCAAGTTTTGATGTTCAGATGGTTCATAAGAAGTAAGACACACAATGGCAGTTGCAAAAAAACGTGACCCTGCTAAATGGGCTAGGGCAAAAGCTAGAGCTAAAAGAAAAATGGGTGGTAAACACTCTGCTAGAGCTATGCAGCTTGCCGTTAAATATTATAAAGAATCTGGCGGTAGTTATAAAGGTAAGAAGAAAGCTAGTAATAAACTTTCCAAATGGAGTAAACAAAAATGGCGAACGAAGTCAGGAAAACCAAGCAAGAAAACGGGAGAAAGATATCTTCCAGAGAAAGCAATCAAAGCCCTGTCGTCAAAAGAATATGCTGCGACCACGAGAGCAAAGAGAAAATCGACTGCTGCGGGGAAACAATACTCCAAACAACCTAAACGTATTGCACGTAAGGTTAAAAGATATAGGAAGACATAATGGCTGTATCAGGTACATATAATTTTAATCTTGACATTGACGAGGTTATTCAAGAAGCAATGGAAATGATCGGGGGTGAAGATACTCTCGGTCATGAACCTGCTTCTGCTCGTCGTTCTATTAATATTATGTTGAAGGATTGGCAAAATCGTGGTATACTGTTATGGAGTACGAGTGTTTCTTCTTTAACAGTTGTAGCTTCTACTGCTGTATATAATTTATCTAGTAACACTATTGATGCTCTTGAAGTAGTTTTAAATAGAGATGCTACTGATTTACAACTAACACGTATTACATCAGAAGAGTATTTATTAATACCTAATAAAACACAGACAGGAAGACCTTCTCAGTATTCTATTCGTAGAAGCAGAGATAATCCCGTACTATCCGTTTGGCCTATTCCAGATAATTCCACAGACATTTTAAAAATAGAAACAATCAGCGAACTGCAAGACGTTAATAAGTCAGCAGAACAAAACGCTGATCTACCTAAAAGATTTTTTCCTTGTCTTACGGCAGGGTTATCTTATTACATGTCAATGAAACGAGCAGGAGTACCCTCTGAACGTATCAATATGTTAAAAGTTAATTATGAAGAAACACTTGCTAGAGCGTTGGAAGAAGATCGTGAAAGAGCAAGTTTGTTTCTTCGTCCGAAACTTGGATATATTTAATGACTATAGCAGAAGCTATTATAAAGTCATGGCCTGTATTTTTAGGAATAATTACTTTAATTATTGTACTAGCAAAAATGCACGGTAATATAGAAATATTAAAAGAAAAAGTAAAAACTTTGTTTGAACTTTGGAATAGTAAAAATGGCAACTGATAAAAATGCACTAGCTATGTGTGACGTATGTGGATGGGTTTATCCGCATAGACTTATGCAAGAAAATAGTTATGGCCTTATTGTTTGTCCAGAAGACTTTGAAGGAAATTTTGATTTAAAGAATCACCCACAAAATAAAATTCCTGATGTTCGAGACAACCCTTCCATACGTGATCCTAGACCTGACACAGGCGGCAGAAATTTAACATGGAATCAAGCAGCAACTACTTGGGATTCAACAAATGAGCATTGGCAACTAATATGACAGACTTAACAGGAAAATTAATTTCGGGAACATATAAGCAGTTATTGCTTATTGATAGTAGCACTGATAATGATGGTGTTAGTACATCTGCTGTGTATGTTCAAACAGGTGATGGCACTAATACTGCACTAAAAGTTGCTACAAATAAAGTTATTGCTCAAACTGCCTTTCTTGTAGACGGTACAGCAACAGTTAAAAGCGATTTAATTGTTGGCAATAAAGTATGCGCTTCTGCTTTCTTTGGTGATGGTTCTAATCTTACAGGTCTAACCGCTAGTATTGGTGGAGACATTAGTGTTAGTTCTATTACTGTAGCTGGTAATGTTAATGTTGGTGGTAGCATTCAAGTTGTAAACAATGTATCAGTTAGTGGCGATTTTAATGTAGCTGGTGATGTCTCACTTGGTGGTACTTTATCACAAACAGGTGTAGCAACTTTTGCAAGTAATGTTACAGTAGGTGGAAAGCTTGTTGTAGAAGGTGATGTCTCAGTTAGTGGTCAGCTTGATGTTAATGAAAACGCATCTATTGGTGGTACGTTAGCTGTAACTGGCACGGCTGCTTTTACAAGCAAGTCTACATTTAGTAATGATGTGTCAGTTAGCGGTAGGATTGATACTGCTTCTTCAGTCTCTATTGGCTCAGTTCTTGATGTAACTGGTGTAGCTAACTTTGCAACAAATGTTAGTGTAAGTGGTAATGTTAATGTAGTTGGTAATGTAACGGCGTCAGCTTTTTATGGTGATGGTTCTAACTTAACTAATGTTGAAGCAAGTCTTGGTAATCTTCCAGACAATGTTTCTATATCAGGCTTTCTAAATGTTGGCGGTAATGTTTCTATTACAGGTAGTTTAGTTGTTACCAGCGAAGTATCTATTAATTCTAATACTAATATTAACGGAACACTTACAGTAGCAGGAGCAGTAAGTCTTGCATCTACATTAAGTGTGGGTAGTAATGCAACTTTCTTAGCTGATACTGCATTTAAAACAAATGTATCCGTTAGTGGTAATACAAATCTTGGCGGCACGGTGACTGTTGGTGGAGCAGTTAGTCTTGCATCAACTCTAAGTGTAGGAGGTGCAGCTAATTTTGCATCTACAGTTACTATTACTGGAGCCGTAAGTCTTGCCTCTACTCTTAGTGTAGGTGGTGCAGTTAATCTTGCATCTACAGTAACAGTTGTAGGTGCAGCTACATTTAAAAATAATGTATCTGTAAGCGGTAATACTAACCTTTTAGGTACTGTTACAATTGGTGGTGCAGTTAGTTTGGCCTCTAGTCTTAGTGTGGCTGGTGCTGCTAACTTTGCTAATACTGTTACCATAACAGGTGCTGTTAGCCTTGCCTCTACTCTCAGTGTAGGCGGCGCTACAAACTTTGCATCTACAGTAACTGTTGTAGGAGATGCTACATTTAAACGTCATGTGTCTGTTAGTGGTAATATGGATGTAGCAGGTAATGTGTCTGTTGGAGGTACTATCGTTGCTACAGGCGGCATTACGTTTGATGGAGATATATCAGTAAGTGGTGATGTAAACATTGGCGGTACTTTAACAGTAGCAGGAGCGGTAAGCCTTGCATCTACACTAAGTGTTGGAGGCGCTTCTAATTTTGCCTCTACAGTTACAGTAGTAGGTGCAGGTACTTTTAAAAATAATGTATCAGTTAGCGGTAATCTAGATGTAGCAGGTAATACATCTGTTGGTGGAACACTGTTTGTTACAGGTGCAGGTACATTTGATAGTACTGTTTCAATTAGTGCTGGATTAGTTGTCGGCGGAACTGCGACAGTTGTTGGAGCAATGAGCATTGGTGGTGCATTAAGTGTTGGTGGAGCAACTAATTTACTTAGCACTGTTACCATAACAGGTGCTACAGGATTCCTAAGTACTGTTAGAGTAAGTGGTGCTGCAACAATGGCTAGTACACTTGATATAGCAGGAAATACATCTGTTGGTGGAACACTGTTTGTTACAGGTGCTGCTACATTTGATAGCACTGTTTCAATTAGTGCTGGCTTAGTTGTAGGCGGAACAGTTACAATTTTAGGTGCAAATGTTCAAGCAACAAATGCTAGAGTATGTGCTTCAGCTTTTTATGGTGATGGTGCTAACTTAACTAATGTGCCGAGTGGAGCAGTTGCTGGTAATATTTCTGTATCCAATGCTATTATAGGCGGTACTCTTAGTGTAGTCGGTGCTGCTCATTTACAAAGTACATTATCAGTTGCTGGAGCAGGTACATTTGCATCAACAGTAACAGTTGTTGGAGCAATGAGCGTTGGTGGTGCCTTGAGTGTAGGAGGTGCTACTAATTTACTTAGCACAGTTACAGTAGCAGGAGCCACAGGTTTCTTAGGAACTGTTCGAGTTAGTGGCGCAGCTACAATGGCTAGTACACTAGATGTGGCTGGTAATGTATCGGTAGGCGGTACTTTGTTTGCTACGGGCGGTGTTACATTTGATGGAGACATATCAGTAAGTGGTGATGTAAATATTGGTGGTACTCTTACAGTAGCAGGAGCAGTAAGTTTAAACTCAACTCTTAGTGTTGGTGGAGCAACTAATTTAAAAAGCACAGTTACAGTTGCAGGTGCCGCAGGTTTCTTAGGAACTATGAGAGTTAGTGGTGCTGCAACAATGGCTAGTACACTAGATGTAGCAGGTAACACATCTGTTGGTGGAACACTGTTTGTTACAGGTGCTGGAACATTCGATAATAATGTATCTGTTAGCGGTAACTTAGTGGTTGGAGGTACAGCTACTGTTGTTGGAGCCATGAGCGTTGGTGGTGCCTTAAGTGTTGGTGGAGCAACTAATTTACTTAGTACAGTTACCATAACAGGTGCTACAGGATTCCTAAGTACTGTTAGAGTAAGTGGTGCTGCAACAATGGCTAGTACACTTGATATAGCAGGAAATACATCTGTTGGTGGGACGCTATTTGTTACAGGTGCAGGTACATTTGACAACAATGTATCTGTCAGCGGTAACTTAGTGGTTGGAGGTACGGCTACTGTTGTTGGAGCAATGAGTATAGGCGGTGCGTTAAGTGTTGGCGGAGCTACTAATTTACTTGGTACAGTTACTGTTGCAGGTAATGCAGGTTTCTTAGGAACTGTTAGGGTAAGTGGAGCTACATCTCTTGATGGAGCACTAGTTGCTACGGGCGCAGCTACATTTGAAAATAATGTATCTGTTAGTGGTAACTTAGTAGTTGGAGGTACAACTACTGTTATAGGTGCTATGAGCGTTGGTGGTGCCTTGAGTGTAGGAGGTGCTACTAACTTACTAGGCACTGTTACAGTTGCTGGTGCTGCGGGTTTCTTAGGTACTGTAAGAGTTAGCGGTGCAACATCATTAGAGGCAGGATTAGTTGTTGGTGGTAAAGCAGAGCTTAACGATGATGTGTGTGTTAGCGGTAATTCACAATTAGTCGGTACTCTTAAAGTTACAGGTGCTACAACTATAACAGGCAACTCAGGTTTCTTGGGAACAGTTAGAGTAAGTGGTAATGTATCACTTGAAGGACAGCTACAACTTACTGAATCGGCTGCTGCCGCTGTTGAAACGACAGCTATTAACGGTATTACTTCTGTATCTCTTAACTTTGGTACAGCACAAAACTTCTTTACTTCTGTTACTGCTGCACATACTCTTGCTAGACCTACCAATGCTAGAGTAGGACAAGTTGGTAGTATTTTCTTGCATCAGCAAGGAGGCAGTGGAACAGTATCGTACAATGCTTGTTGGAACTTTATTGGTGGCACAGCACCTACATTCTCAACAACCGATGATGCTGTAGATAGACTAGATTATATTATTCTTTCTGTATCAAGTGATGGCACTGCTGAAAATATTCAGGCCGTTATGACACAAGCTTATAGTTAAAGGACTATTAAATGGTATTTCAAAATATAATGATGGGTGCGTCAGGACAATCAACTGGCTATTCTATTAACCAATCAATTAGATTTAATACAGGCGACAGTCCTTTTCTTACTAGGACGCCCGATAGTGCATCTAATCGCCGTACTTGGACTTATAGTGTTTGGTGGAAGCTTAACACTTTAGCCAGTAGTACTAGTGGTGGATATAGAATACTTCAAGCTGGCAGCACAGAGTTTGGGTGGTCTGATGGTGATGATAAAATGTATTTAATTGATGGTAGTATATTAAGAGCAACTACTCAAGTTTTTCATGATCCTACAGCATGGCAGCATATTGTTTTAGCAGTTGATACTACAGATGGAACAGCAGCAGATCGTGTTGCAATTTATATTAATGGTGTAGAAGTTACCAGTTTTAGTACGTCAAACAATCCCGATCAAAACTTTGAATTTGATGTTAATGCTGCAGAAGCGCAAAACATAGGTAAAGAAGGTAGTAATTTTATTGATGCTTACATAGCTGAAATATATTTAATTGATGGAACAAAAGCAGCTCCAACAGCTTTCGGAGAGTTTGATGCTAATGGAGTATGGGTGCCAATAGAGTATGCAGGTAGTTTTGGAACCAATGGTTTTCATATTGATGGGCGAGACAGTTCTGATTTAGGAGATGACGAGTCAGGCAATGGTAATGATTTCACCTCGTCTGGGCTGACCGCTGCTGATCAGGTGGCCGATTCGCCTACTGAGAATTACTGCACTTGGAACGCTGTAGATGCTGGGAGCGGCACACTGTCAGAAGGCAACACGGTGCTAACTGGATCATCAGACAGAAGCGGCACGTTCGGTATGTCTAGCGGCAAGTGGGCTTGGAAGATTACGACCGCTGCATCAACAGCGTTTGGTGTGGTGCAGGGTAGCTTGACCGGAACTGAAAGCACCTACACGGCTACAAGCGGTGAAGTCTTGGAGTTTGAGTTTAATGCAGATACGGGCGTACTAGAAAAAAGCGTAGATGGCGCTTCGTATTCCGGTGTAGCCACGGGCCTAACGTCTGGCCCATACTTCCCGTTAGCGAAGGGTGCCTGTACTGCCGACTTCGGAGCTTCTGGATTTACGGTAGATGATTCCACCTTTAAGTATCTCAACACATCCAACTTAGCCGCACCTGCCGTTACCGATGGGTCCGAGTACTTTCACACACAACTGTACACAGGCAATGGGTCCAGCGGCCTAGCCATCACCAATGATGCTAATTTTGGAGACTTCAAGCCCGACTTATTGTGGATAGCTCCCAGATCAAATGGTGACAACCATGTTTTTTGGGATGTTGCTAGAGCAGTTACATCTCGACTTAAATCAAACAGCAACGCCGCACAAGATACTGATAGCACGGCGCTGGTTACGTTTGAGTCAGATGGCTTTGATCTTGATACCACCGATGCAAACTTTAACGGCTCTGGCCGAACCTATGTTGGTTGGCAGTGGCATACCCAAGGCGCTGCGGGAAGCAGCAATACTGACGGCAGTATAAATACAGCGACGACATCTGTTAGTCAGGAAGCAGGATTTTCAATTTCAACTTATACGGGAACGGGTTCTAATGCTACTGTTGGACATGGGATAGGGGTTGCTCCAACAGTTCTTTGGATTAAACGCAGAGACAGTTCGGCTGATTGGGCTGTATATCATGTAGGTTTAGCCAGCACATCTAAGTTTTTAAAACTTAACTCTAATAGTGCGGAAGGATCATCATCCGCTTATTGGAATACTACAGCACCTTCATCCACTGTTTTTAGTATTGGAACAGACGCTTCCGTTAATGCTTCAAGTGGAACTTATGTTGCGTATTCTTTTGCAGAAGTTGCAGGATATAGTAGATTTGAAAAGTATACAGGAAACGGAAATAACGACGGGCCGTTTATTAACACAGGTTTTCGTCCTGCTTGGATTATGGTAAAAGAACACACTAGCTCAGATGACTGGGTTATTTATGATTCTACTCGTGATCCAATTAATCTTGCGGGTCGAGTATTACGAGCAGATAGTACCGCCGCAGAATTTGATGGTCGTGGCACTTCTGATCGCGCTATGGATATGCTTTCAAACGGATTTAAATTTCGCTCCTCTAACGCAACAATGAATGGCAATGGTGTTGGTTATGTCTACATGGCCTTTGCAGAAAACCCGTTTGGCGGCAATGGTGTAGCTCCAGCGACAGCAAGATAGGAACAGATTATGTGGAAATATAACGATAAAACAATTCGTGAAAATAAAGGGTGGACCGATGATAACGGAGTACAGCATCCTAGAAATTGGATGGTTTGGTCAGCAGACGAAAAAGCTGCAAGAGGTCTTACTGAGATAACTATTCAATCAAAACCTGATGACTTGTTTTATTGGGTAACTGGTCCTAATAATGATGGTTCGTGGACTTCAACTGAACGTGCTATTGAAGATGTAAATGAAGTAGACAGTAACGGTAATGCTCTTTTAGATGAAGACGGCAATCAACTTGTAGCACTTGGTCTTAAATCACAGTATATCTCACGAACAAAATCCACACAAGGCTCCTTACTTTTTCAGACTGATTGGGCATATATTCGTAAAGCAGATGACGGTACTGTTATTCCTACGGCTATTCAAAATTATAGAAATGCAGTTAGAATTGCTGCAACTGCAATTGAAAAAGATATTACAGATTGTTCTACAATGGATGAGTTTAAAGCATTGTTTGTAATACCTGTTGATAGTAACAATATTCCAACAGGTAATGCTCCAATATATGATTGGCCTAAAGGACTTTAAATGAAATATATTTTAACATCTATTTTAATAACTTTATGGTTTGTATCTCCAGCGTCAGCACAGATGTTTTGTTTTACTGAAGGTGCTAAAGATATTGAAAAAAGCATACAAGAATATAATGAAGAATTTGTTTTTTCAGGAGTAACTACAGCAGGAACTCCTATTACTATTTATAAAGGTAAGGATACTTTTACAATTCTTTTTATAACTAATGAAGGAAAGCTTTGTACTGGACCTGACTATACAGGAAACATAATTCCAAAACTAAAACTTAACAACGAAAAAGGTACTTAACATGGCCTCAACTTTTACAACAAACATTAGGCTGACTAAACAAGGTAATGGTGATAATCCTAATACTTGGGGACAAGTTCTCAATGATGGTGTTATTAGTCTTGTTGATGAAGCTGTTGCTGGCTATACCACTGTAAGTTTAGGTAGTGCTGCAACTGTTACACTAACAGAAAATCAAGGATCAGGGGATCAAGCAAGGTCTGCTATCATACAGTTTTCTGGATCAATAGGAACTGCTCATACATCTATCTTTGTTTTGATTCCTAATAATTCTAAAACCTATGCAATTAGAAATGCAGTATCAACCAATGCTGCAACCAATGCGGTGATCCTACGTGTTGCTGGCAACGCTGGTGTTACAGTTGCTAATGGCGGTAATAGTTATTTCTTTACTAATGGTACATCTGTTTTTCAGCTAGACTCTACTGGTCTTGGACTAGGAACTGCGGCTCTACGTAATGTAGGTGTATGTGCTACAGAAGTTCCTGATACCTCTCTTGGTGATATTCGTTATGTAAAAGTATCAGCTACAGATACCATCACTGCTGCTAAAACATTTAATGCTACAGTAGCTTATGGCGATGCAGCAATGATTAAAGTATCTAGTGCTGTTAAATCTTTTATTACAACTCTTACTGATGCAGCTTCTGTTGTTTCAGATGCTGATACTGGTAATATTTTCTTAGTAACATTGGGCGGCAACAGAACTTTAGCTGCGCCTAGTAATATGGATGCTGGGCAGTCGGGCCACTACTATTTAATTCAGGACGCTACTGGTAATCGAACAATTAGTTTTAACTCTGTATTTAAATTTGCCGGAGGAACAGTACCTACCGCAACATCTACATCAGGATCAACTGATATTCTTTTTTATACGGCTAGAAGTGCTACCACAATTGATGCGGTAATGCTTAACAATATGACTAGATAATGACAAGTAAACTTGCAAAGTTTGAATTTCAGCAGGGTTTCCATAGGGAGACCACCCAGTTTGCTGAAGGTGATAAATGGTTTGACGGTAATCGGGTGCGTTTTCGCGCTCAGAAACCTGAAAACATGCGAGGATACACGACTAGAGTAACCACAGCTTTTGACGGTTCAGCTAGAGATTTAAGAACATGGCGTGATTCAGATAGGATTGCCCGTGCTATATTTGGTACACCAGATAAACTATACGAAATGGATGGAGATAGTTTACATGATATTACTCCTATTACTTCTACTGTAACTTTAGCAGGTGTTTTTGGAACAAGTGTTGGATCAACAAGAGTATGTGTGTCTGATACAGGGCATGGAAGGGTAGCTGGTGATTATGTTTTATTTACTTCTGCTTCTGTTTTTGGTGGCAATGTTAGTTTAACAGGAAATGTTTATCCTATTATTTCTGTTGCCAGTGCTAATGTTTTTACAATTGATGTAACATCAGCAGCCGGTGCTACTTCAGCAGCTACTGGAGATGCTACTTTTAACTACTATATTCCTACTGGTGCATCAGTAGCTACTAAAGGTTTAGGTTATTCTGCTGCTATATTTAATTCCACACCTCCTACTTCGGTAGGGATAAGTAAAATATCAACTACAGAAAGTAATGTGCTAGTTACTATATCATGTGCTGCTGCTCATAATGGTACTGCGGGAGACTTTGTAGTATTTAGACCTGCTAATACAAGTGTTACTCCTGTTACAGTAGGTGGTAATTTAATTCTATCTAAGCCATTTATTATTAATAGTGCAGGAACAACAGTTAGTATAGGTGGTCCAGAGTTTACTATTGTATCTGTTGCCAGTACTCAGCTTATCATAAGTTCTCAGACGGCAGCTAGTGCAGCAAGTGCCATAACAGCCGATATTAATATGACTGCATTAATTTATCAGCAGTCTGTTGGTAGAGGATGGAACAGTCCTTCTTCTCTAGATGCTAGTAATATTAATTTAACACTAGCTAACTGGAGTATTGATAACTACGGTGAGGATATTGTTGCAAATAGAAAAGGTAGTAATATTTTCTTTTTCGACAGTGATGCAAGTACAACACCTTTACACGCAACAACTGTTACAACTTCTCCTATTAGTGTAAATTCTATTATTGTATCACCTAATGATAGACATTTAGTTGCTCTGGGATGTAACTCTTATGTAGCCTCTGCCACAATTAGTGGACCGTTTGATCCTATGCTTGTTCGTTGGTCAGATCAAGATGATAGAACAAACTGGGTTCCTTCCTTATCTACAACTGCCGGTGAAGTTGTTCTAACAGACGGTACAGAAATTGTAGGTTCAGTAAGATCAAAAAATGCTATTAACATTTGGACTGATAACTCACTATGGACAATGAGCTTTGCAGGACCACCATTTGTTTTTAACTTTGAGCAGGTAGGTTCTAACTGTGGATTAATAGGACAGCACGGTGCTGTTGATTACAACGGTGTAACATACTGGATGGGAAATGATAACTTTTATTCGTTTGCTGGTCAAGTTCAAACATTAGATTGTACTGTAAGAAGATTTATTTTTGATAGGCTTAATCAAAGTTATACTGATAAAGTATTTGCTGGAATTAATTCTGAGTTTCAAGAAATTATCTGGCTTTATCCTTCTATTGGTAGTACTGAGTGTGATAGCTATGTTATCTTTTCTCCTGAAGAAGGGTACTGGGTCTATGGGGATATGATCTTTACTACCTTTGCAGATAGAGAAGTGTTTGGTAATACGATTACAACTGGTGCTACAGTTGGCGGTAACTTAGTATATGACAATGAGCCATCTGGTGTCTTTACTGCAAATGGTGAAACACTTACTTCATTTGTAGAGTCAGGTGATTTTGATATTGATGATGGCAATGCCCTCATGTATATGAGCAGACTTATTCCTGATTTTGATTTAAGCGGTGGTAAAATCAAATTAAAACTTATTACTAAACAGTATCCAGAGAGTACTGAAAAAACTACAAAAGAATTTGATGTGACAGAAACAACTCAAAAAGTTGATTTAAGGTCAAGAGGAAGGCAAGGGGTAGTAAGGGTATCTTGTGATTCAAATAATGCTAGTTGGAGATGGGGATCAATTCGACTAGCTGTCCAAGGGGATGGTGGAAGATAATGGCAAGATACCCTACTTTATTTAAAAGAAGTTATTTTAAAGATGCTACTGAAATGTACAATGGTATTCAAAGATGGGGATCAGTTTTAGTACAAGAATTAAACTCAAGAGATTTACAAGTTAATAGTAAACCATCTACAAATATTTATACTGTTGTTACAGTAACAGAAATCGGTAGACCACAGAAAGGTGACATAGCATATTCAGCAAGCTCTGGTAAGTTTAAAGGATATGTTAGTTTAGGAGCAGAGACATCATGGCAAAATCTGAATTAGGCACACATTTTAGTTTAATAAACGATAGCACGTATTTTGGTAATCTTAATACGGGACAGTTTATTGATCCTACTCGACATCACTTAAATGAAAAGAACCAAACATTTGGGAATATAAAGAAAGTACAGTATAATAGTAATGATTACTTAGGTTCTCCTGAATCAGATTATGGACAGAACAAATGAACATGCCAGTAGATCAAGCTATGCAGTATAGAAACATGGCTAATGAACAGCCTATGGAGGCCATGAGAGTAGCCCAAGGTGTGCCTAACCCTATGACGGGTATGCCTAATCCAGCGGCTCCTGTGCAAGCTCCTATGGCTCCTCAAGCACCTTCTGGACTAGCTGGTATGCCTATGAATACACAGGCTCCTATCCCTGTTCCTATTCCTATGTCAGGTAGAGATATAGCAGATATAGATATAAAGCAAAAGTTACATGACGTTTTCTTTACTACGCTTCCTAGTAAAGACTCACTAGCTTCTTTAGTTGTGAAAGAACAATTTGACCGTGCAGCCATAGATTTAACTGAACCAATAGAAACACAGTATAGTTTAATTGATACTCAAGCAGCGTCTAATTTTGCTGATATGGTTAATTTGGAAAATACTAATCCTCCGGCATTTAATGCTAGATATGGCGGTGGTATTATGGGACTAAAGGCTGGCGGAGAGTTCTCAGGCAGAGTTGAAGGAGACGGTGGTGGCATGGAAGATAATGTATACATGCCTATTGTTGAACGAGCTATGGGACAGCAAGTAGGTACACTTGACAATCCTAAACAAGTAGGCACCTTAGCAGTCAGTCCTTCTGAGTACGTAATTGATAGTCATACAATGGCAGCACTGGGAAATGGTAATGCAGATGAAGGCGCAGATGTCATGGATAATGTTGTAAAAGATATTCGTAAAGATGCTTATGGAAATACTAGACAGCCTAATGAAATTAATGGCTTGGCTTCCTTGACATCTTCAATAAATGAGAGGACATAACGATGGGTTTCCTATCTTCACTATTTGGTAGCTCCAAGAGTCAGCCACAAGTTCAAACAGTACAACAGACACAAAAGCTACCTTCTGAAATTTCTGGAAAGGTTGCAGAGGTTGCAGACGAAGCTAAACGTCTTTATGAAGAACGTGTAGCTGAAGGTTATGTTCCTTATGAAGGCGCAACTATTGCTCCGTTTACTCAACAGGAACTTGATGCTCAAGCAGGTATTGAAGGTCTTGTAGGCTTATCAGCGCCTCTTCAGCAGGAAGCCCTTGGTATTACACGCCAACAGGGAGAACAGTTTACAGGTGATATTGCACAGCAGTATATGAATCCTTATCAGCAAGCTGTTATTGATATTGAAAAACGCGAAGCTCAGAAAGATTTTACAAGTAGAATTTTACCGCAGTTTGAAAAACAAGCAGTAGATGCTGGCGGTATGAGTGGTCTAGGTTCTCGTGCAGGAGTACAGGCTGCATTGCTTGGTGAAGCTCAAGGTCAACGTCTTGGTGATATTCAGTCTAGAGGCTTACAATCAGCTTTTACTCAAGGTCGTCAAGAATTTAATGCTCAAAAAGCTAGAGAAGCGGGTCAAGCCGCGCAGCTTGCAAAAGCAGGTCCAGCTATGTTTGCTTCTGGTTTAGCAGAGCAGGGTGCTTTGACAGGTGTTGGTGAAGATCGTAGAGAACTAGGTCAGTCAGCTTTAGATGAAGCATACTTTAGATTTCTTGAAGAGCGTGGTGAACCACAGGCTGCGTTAGCAGAATATTCTAATACTATATATGGTAATCCTTTAAATACTATTCCTTCCATGAATAAACAAATTACTACTCCGGGACAGCAAGGTCCAAGTACAGGACAACAGTTACTAGGACTTGGTTTATCTGCTGCTAACATCTATGGTATGGGAGGCGGTTCTGCTTTTGGTGGACCGGGATTTAGCGGTAAAAATCTTTTTGGATTTAAACAAGGTGGTGGCCTATCTGATCTTGTACATAGACAGCAAGGTGGAGGTATGGGACTCGATTCTGTTTCTGAAGAAGACTCAGAAAAAATTAAAAATCAATTAGACGCTACAGTTGCAGCACAAGAAACTCAACAGCCTGTAAATACACAGGTTAAAAATAGTAGTCCTGCAATAAATGCTATCCGAAATTTAATACCTAATGACTTTGCTATGACACGAGCATTAACTAATCCTGCTCTTCCATCAGGCGTAGAAACTGAAGAAAGTATAAGAGCAAGAACCGAAGGTACTAAGACATCTTATAGAGATGCTTTACAGGCAGACCTTGCTTCTCGTGAAGAATTAACAAAAGGAAGAACAGTAAGTAAAGAAAAGTTTGCCAGAGAACAAGCAGATAAATCTAGAAAAGCTTTGAAAGGCTACGATCCTGCTATATTATCTAATCTTGCTGCTGCTTTATTTAATCCAGACATTAGTGCTGGCGAAGGTCTTGCTATGGGCATTGAGGCAAGACAAGAAACTCTTAAAAAGAATAAAGCAGAACTGAGAAAAATTGATTCTAACTTAGCTATTGCTTTAGATGCTAACGAAGATATGTTGTTTGAATCAGCTATATCAGGATTAGATAAGAAAACTGCACAGGCTATGGAGTTTATTAGAGGCGATGCAGAAGTGTTAGAACGTATTGCACAGATACCTGCCAAGCAACGAAAAGAAGTTGTAGACGCTATTGTAGCTGGTTCTACAATTGATGCTGCATTTGCAAAAGCAACGGCATCTCGCGCTACTGCTAAAACAACTCCAAATATATCTGCTGTTCAAAAAGAAATGAGTACAGCCCTAGCCAGTTATGGATTTGGTAAAACAAATGACGATGGTTCTTTTGTATATAATGAAAAATTTTATGGTAGTAATGTTTATCCTCAAGCACTTTCAAAAATAAGAGCAGCAACACTTGAGCAGCTTGTAGATAAGCCAAGTAGACCTGATTTAGCTGCTAAAACATTTAATGGATTACTTGCTGCGCTAATGAAGAAAGAACAACAGTAAAATGTCTAGAGACGAGTTTTACGATAAAAGAAGCTATGAAGTAATTCTTCAAGAAATTTTAGGTGATGCGTCTACGTCTACACCTACGTCTACACCTACGTCTACACCTACGTCTATGCCTGTACCAGATACTACGTTT